CGTACTACCGGAAGCTGGCGGACATGCCTGAGCAGTGGCGTGCGGAGATCGTGGATCAGTTGACGTTCCTGCAAATCAATCGGGCTGAGCCAGACGAGCGAGTGTGGTCCCACCGTGCGAGTATTTTGTCTAGGTCGTACGAGGACTTTGGTTTGATATCCCCGGACAAGGATCTGATATACCCGCTGCTTCCGGTTCTAGACAGGGTGCAGCCAAGACTGGGCGCTGCTTTTGACACTGATTGGTTTACGGCTCAAGAGCTTGGCGGTCGCGTATATATGATGTTCGACGGTTCTATTGAGATGGAGTCAACGCCGTGACGCCCGAGGCAAAGGTCAAAGACAAGGTTAAAAAAATTCTAAAGCAGCACGGTGTTTACTATGTCATGCCCGCCACTGGCGGGTATGGCGCATCCGGTGTGCCGGACATCATTTGTTGTTTTAAAGGTTATTTTTTTGGTATAGAGTGCAAAGCCGGTCGCAACACAACAACGGCTCTGCAAGAGAGCAACTTGCAGAAGATCCGCGCTGCGGGTGGTCGGGCAATAGTAGTCAACGAAGACAACATTGATTCAGTAACAACTTTACTAGGTGAGATAGACCATGCGTAAGAACAATGCAAAGCGAGCGAAGATCGTGGCTGCCATCAACGCGGGGCAGATGACTACAAGTGAGATTGCGCGCGAGTTCGGAACTACCTATCAGTATGTGTACAGCATCAAGTACGCGATGAAGGGCAAAGAACTGGCATCAGAGTCTACCGAGGAACAGCTGTCGCTCCCGCTCGACGGCGAACTACCGCCCGCCGTGGTCAAACTGCGCGCTAAACTCGACGCGCAAAGTGTTGCGAAGAAAACAGAAAGTGTTGGCAAGCAAACAGAAGCCGTGAACCATCCGCCGCACTACACCGCAGGTGGGATCGAGACCATCGACTTTATCGAGGCGAAGAACCTCAACTTCCGGCTGGCTAACGTCGTGAAGTACGTGTCTCGCGCATCCCACAAGGGGAAGCAGCTGGAGGATCTGCGCAAGGCGCAGTGGTATCTGTCTCGCGAGATCATGGCGCTGGAGGCTGCGAAGTGACAGAGCAAGAACGCATGGAACAATTCTACGAGGAGCACGTGGGCAAGGCGTTTCCGTCTTTCTGTTCGCTGTTCTTCAACTGGCAGAAAAGTTCTGACGGTGGCTATGCAGATGGTGTCACCCGCATGTTGTGGGCGGCGTGGCAAGGCGCGCAGTACGGCGCGGTAGATACGTACGAGCAGCAGTGATGGACGCTAGGAACCGCTTACATAAAGACATACGCGAAGCGATGGACGCCACGGGATTACCGTGGACTGCGACCATAGGCGGGGCGCATATCAAGCTGAAGCTGGGGAACCGCCTCGTCGGGATCTGTCCGACTGACGGGGCGAAACTGAGCGCGTTCGGAATGCAGCGGGCGATGATGAATACCGTGAATCAAATCCGCCGTGCGGCGGAGGAGATTAAGGAGGCTGAACGTGCCGCTAGTGACCGTTGATTTTGAAACATTCTACTCAAGCCACATTGGGTTCAAGAAGCAGACGACCGAGGAGTACATCAACGACCCGCTGTTCCAAGTCATTGGCGTGGGCATCAAGGTCGATGATGGCGTGACTACATGGCACGCGGGTGAGGATGCGGGCAAGGCGCTGCGGGCTATCGACTGGGCGTCGTCGGCTGTCCTGTGCCACAACACGCTGTTCGACGGAGCGATCCTGACATGGCGCTATGGCATCAAGCCCGCGTACTTGTTCGACACATTGTCTATGGCACGTGCCATCCATGGAGTGGAGGCAGGCGGCTCTCTCGCTGCGCTGGCTGAGCGCTATGCACTCGGCGAGAAGGGCACTGAGGTGGTGAATGCGTTCGGCAAGCGGCTGGAGGACTTCAGCCCGGAGGATCTGGCGAAGTATGGGGAATACTGTATCAACGACGTGGAGCTGACATACAAACTTTTCCACAAGCTGGCCGCAGGGTTCCCTGAATCTGAGCTAGATCTTATAGACATGACGCTGCGCATGTTCACCGAGCCCCAGCTCCAACTGGACGACGCGCTGATGGTGGACAGGTTAGAGGCGATTCAGCAGGAGAAGCATGACCTGCTGACGCAACTGACTGACGAGCTGGGTACGAATGAAGAAGGCGTAAGGAAGATATTGGCGAGCAACCCGAAGTTCGCAGAAGTACTGCGGACGTTCCACGTAAAACCGCCCATGAAGATCAGTTCTACCACGGGTAAGGAGACCTACGCATTCGCCAAGACTGATGAGGAGTTCATTGCCTTACAGGAGCATGAAGATCCGTTTATCCGGCAACTGTGCGCGGTGCGTCTGGGAACTAAGAGCACTCTCGAAGAGAGTCGGGTAGAAAGATTCATCAACGTCGGCAAGCGCAATAAAGGCAGCCTCCCCGTCCCGCTCAAGTACTACGGCGCGCACACAGGGCGCTGGTCTGGGATGGACGCGGTGAATCTTCAGAACCTGCCGTCGAGAGACAAGGCAAAGAAGGCACTGAAGAACGCGATCATCGCACCGCTCGGCAGCGTGGTGATCAACTGCGACTCTTCGCAGATTGAAGCGCGCGTGCTGGCATGGCTGTCTGGACAGGACGACGTGGTGGATCAGTTCGCACGAGGGGAGGACGTGTACTCCATCTTCGCTTCTAAAGTTTATGGCTTTGAGGTGAGCAAGGAGTTCCCGACTGAGCGCTTCGTGGGCAAGACATGCGTTCTCGGTCTCGGGTACGGCACCGGAGCAGCCAAGCTGCGGCATACGTTGGCAACGCAACCGCCCGGTGCGGACATCGAGCTAGAAGAGTCTGAGCGCATTGTCAGGCTCTACAGGGATAGCAACTACCGCATCGTGGACTTGTGGAGAGAGTGTGATCAGACGCTGCGCGACCTCTGCGCAGGCGTAGGTAAACCGTATTACCTCGGCAAGCATAAGTGCGTGATCGTCTGTGATGAGGGTTTGAAACTGCCGAATGGCATGTATATCCGATACAAGGATCTCCGCGCTGACGGTCGTGGGCACGTCTATTCCTCCCGCAAAGGCCCAGTGAATATCTGGGGCGGTACGATGGTGGAGAACGTCGTGCAGGCGTTGGCTCGGATCATCGTCGGTGAGCAGATGCGGTGGATCTCCAAGCAGTATCGCGTAGCGCTGACCGTACATGACGCGGCGGTTCTGGTGGTACCTGAGACGGAGCTGAGTGCCGCTAAAGAGTACGTGGAGTTGTGTATGTCTACGCCACCGGCATGGGCGAAAGGATTGCCGGTCGCATGTGAACTGAAGTTTTCTGAGTCATACGGCAGGTGCTGAGATGAGGTACGTGGAAGGAAAGGAAGACAGCAAGATCCCGATTAGTTGGGAAGTTGCCATGGCATCGAAGCGGAACAAGGGCACTAAAAAGTTTGTGCCAGCCAACAAGAAGTATCCGGGCGATGAGAAGTTCCTGAGCATGTTGGAGACCATGGACACCGCCGAGATTGCGGCGGAGTTCGGAGTTACTCGGCATACGGTTCTGAACTGGATCAAGCGACGTGGGCTCAAAGATGCCGCGAAAAAGATCCGGTTCGTTGAACGGATCGAGAAGGCGAAAGTGGAAAACCCGCCCGCTAGGGATCGGTCGCCTGAAGGCTGGCTGATGGAACTGTGGGCTAAAAAACGTCTAAGCAAAGCACAGGGGATCAACGGATATCGGTGGACTAGGCAATGGCTTGCTTTGGAAGCCTGAATGGACGCGCACGCCTCACCGCCGACGACGTGCGCCTGATCCGCCAGCTTCATCCTGAGTTGAGTTACAGAGTGTTGGCGCGGAAATTTGACGTGAGTAAAAGAGCAATCGAGTCTGTTGTGACTCGACAGTCATGGAGGCATGTGGAATGACCAGAGAAGAAATTATCGAGATGGTGGAAGAGGCTGGCCCGATTGTAAGGACGCCGTTTGATGTGTGGTGCAGAAGATTCGCCGCCCTTGTTGCCGCAGCGGAGCGGGAGGCGTGTGCATCAATCCTAGATCGCAACGCAGAAGTCTGCGGTACAAACTCCGCAATGCGTGACGTTCTAGCCGGTAACGCGCTCGCCATCCGCGCACGAGGAGAACAGGAATGAAAAAAGTTATAGCGTTGGGTTTGATGGTGTTATCTTCAGCCGCTTATGCGGCGACGGAGATCCTTGAGTGGACGCCGCCTGAATTCTATGTGGATGGCATGGCACTTGATCCTGCGACCGAGATCCTGTCGTACACATTGTATTACGGACAGGAGCCGGGCAATTACACGCAGCAAGTGACGATCACGCCGGATGCCCGAGAGCATACGATCAGCGGACTGTCTGGTACGTGGTTCTTTGCCATGACGGCGACATCGGTGGAGCTGGAAGAATCTGCTTACTCCAATGAAATCAGTCGCAAGTTCACGAAAGGCAAGCCGCGTTCATTCACGATCCGATTCAGAGGTCGCGGGGAATGAAAGTAATAGAGCGGGATCTTTTACGGACCATCTGCCAGTTAGTTGCTGCCGCAGAACGTGAGGCGTGTGTAAAAGTATTAGAAGAACAAGCAGGGAGATATCCAGAGGGAAAACAATTTCACGCACAAATTAGTTTTGCTTATCGAATCATTAGAATGATTCGACAGCGCCACGGCGAGACTAGTCTTGATCCTGTTAGATCAGATGAAAGTATCAGGACTGTCTTAGATATGTGCGAATCGTTCTCTCAGCCTATACAGATTACTTCATCAAAGGCGCGTCAATGGACAGACAAAAGTTAATCGAACTAGCGCTTGAGGCAGGGTTACTGCAGAAAGTAGACGGCGGCTATCAGATATCTAAGTACGCATATCTGTCTGATATCGAGCTGTTTGCCAGAGCGGTTGCCAAGCAAGAGCGCAAGGCGTGCGTTGCAGAGATCCTTGAGCAGATCATAAATGAGCAGATTAGAGTTGTGGAGACCATTGAGCAGATCGTAGATGGGCAGATTGGAGAGACGGGATGAACATCATCCTGACCTGCGGGCATAAGGTAGACTCGCTGGACCGAGCGTACCCCGTCATGACTAAAGCCTTCGATAACCGAGGCGAGAAGGCGGTGTCGCATCGGGTTGTGTGTGGGTCGTGCGAAGACATGTACCGACAGCAGGGTGAGATTTTCGACACTGAACAAGACGCGACTGAGTGGTTCAAAAGGGGGTCATGGTGAAGCTAGACGATAAGGAATATTACGAACGAAAGCGCGCCAAGTATGAGGAGATGGTCCTCTACATCATATTCGGATGGATGGTGCTGGGCGCTACGATTCTGGGATGGGGGTTGTACAGATGGGTGATGATTTGAATGAGGCTAGAGCTGACTCCGTGGTCTTGCGTATGGCTGTGTTCGATCTGTACAGCGAGACGAACTCGCTGATCAAGCAGGATCTGCGGTTTGTGAGCGGACGCAGAAGCGCACGGATCAGTCTGAGGAACATGAAATATAGCCTAGACAAGATCAACGAACTCCATCGGGAATTGGTAGACTATATAAATCGGAAAGAGGAACAGGATATCGAGTGATGGGTATCAAGTGGTCGTTCAGCGGCTTGAAGGATTACGTCAACTGCCCGCGTCAGTACAACGAGGTGAAGGTTCTCCAGAACTACACCAAGGCGGTGACGCAGCAGATGCAGTACGGCACGGACGTACACAAGGCGCTGGAGGACTACGCGCGGGATGGGACTGAGCTGCCGTTCTTTTATCAGCGGTTCAAGCCCATGGCGGACTCACTGCTAGCCATCGACGGGACGCGCTATCTGGAATACAAGATGGCGCTCAACCAAGACCGTGAGCCATGCGATTTCAACAGTAAAGATTACTGGGTGAGAGGGATCGTGGACTTCATGGTGGTGCAAGGCGATACCGCCTACATCGTGGACTACAAGACTGGCAGCGCGAAGTACCCGGATACCAAGCAGTTGAAACTGATGTCGCTTATGGCATTCGCCCATCTGCCGGAGTTGCAGTCAGCAAAGGCAGGGCTGCTGTTTGTAGCGCATAACTCTTTCGTGAATGAAGAGTATCACCGAGACGACTCGGAGAAGATGTGGCAGACGTTCATGCCGGATCTGGACCGGCTGCGTTATTCCCAAGAAAACGGCCATTGGCCGCCCAACCCGACACCGCTTTGCGGCTGGTGTCCGGTAACAGTATGTGAGTATCACAGGAGTAGACGATGATCAGTAAAAACATGCGCGACGCTCTCGTGGCGCTGGACAAAGTGAGAGACTTAGTTCTGAGTGGTGAGGTAGCGTCGTTCTCCGTCAACATGGCGGGGCATGACGGCATAATTTTTGTCTACCTGTGTGACCTCAAGACCGAATTCCCGGAGGAGCCCGAAGATGCCGTACGTGAAGAAGAAGCGCCCGTACAAGAAGGAGTATCAGCAGCAGCTGGAGAGGGGTGAGCACGAGAACCGCATGGAGCGGCAGCGGGCTCGGCGCAAGCTGGACAAGGAAGGCGTGGACAGGACCGGTAAGGATGTCGCGCACGTCAAGGCGCTGAGCAAAGGCGGCTCGAACAAGGATGGTGTGCGGCTGGAGCCGCCTAGTAAGAACCGATCCTTCAAGCGCAAGTCCAACGGCGCTATGAAGTAGAACCCAAGTGAGTAAATTCAGTTATGAAAGTCGTAAACGATGCAGCGCTGCAGATGACGCTGCCCAGTGCTACTGCGCAGAATGTTTTGAGATTCATAAAAAAGGCAGAGTGCCTAGCAGAGAATCGGAACAGCAAGGACGTGCTGATTTACTGGGGGCAGGAGGAGACAGAAACCCTGTCCACGATCCTAGACTTCCTTAAACCGGACGTCCCTGTTGCCGACCCGCCCTCCCCCATGCTGCGTGACTACAGCTGGCCCGGGATCTACAAGCCATTCGACCACCAGAAGAGTACAGCGAGTTTTCTGAGCCTGCGCAAGCGTGCGTTCTGCTTCAACGAGGCAGGCACGGGTAAGACTAGCGCGGCGATTTGGGCGGCTGACTACCTGATGTCGCAGGGCGTCATCCGCCGCGCGCTGATCATCTGCCCACTGTCGATCATGTACTCGGCTTGGCAAGCGGATATCTTCAAGACGGCGATGCACCGCTCGGCGGCTGTCGCCTACGGCACCAAGGATCGGCGCGAGAAGATCATCAACGGTGAGTATGAGTTTGTCGTCATCAACTTCGACGGCGTAGCCACGGTTCGCGAGGCTATCGAGAAAGCGGAGTTCGATCTCATCATCGTTGACGAAGCTAACGCCTATAAAACGCCTACGACAAAAAGATGGAAGACGCTGGCCAGATTACTGATGCCTACCACATGGATGTGGATGATGACCGGCACGCCAGCCAGTCAGAGCCCGTTGGATGCGTACGGGCTGGCTAAATTCGTGTCCCCGTATCGTGTGCCAAAGTTCTACACGGCGTGGCGGGACAAGGTGATGGTGCAGTACTCGCGCTTCCGGTGGGAGCCAAAGCCGTCCGCCAAGTCAGACGTGTTCTCTGCCCTGCAACCTGCGATCCGGTTCACGAAAGCGGAGTGCCTAGACCTGCCTCCGGTGACGTACCAGACCCGCATGGTGCCGCTCAGCGATCAGGTAGCAAGGTACTACAAGACGCTGAAGAACCAGCTGCAGATCGAAGCAGCGGGCGAACAGATAAGTGCAGTAAATGCAGCGGTGGCTATGAACAAGCTACTGCAGTTGTCTGGGGGTGCGGTCTACACGGACGAGCACAACGTGCTGGAGTTCGACATCTCGCCGCGACTGAACGCGCTGAAAGAAGTGCTTGAAGAGACGATTCGTAAAGTTGTAGTATTCGTACCCTATGTGCATACTATCGACATAGTTTCAGAGTACCTCAACAAGGAAGGGTACAGTACGGCGATCATCAGGGGGGACGTCAGTGCAGGTAAACGCGCCGAGATCATTCGGCAGTTCCAGACGCAGGACACCCCAAGAGTTTTGATAGTTCAGCCTCAGTCCGCATCTCACGGTGTGACTCTGACGGCAGCAGATACGATAGTGTTTTGGAGTCCAGTAGTTTCAGTCGAAACGTACATGCAGTGCGTAGCGCGAATTGACCGAGTAGGGCAGTCCCACAAGATGACAGTAGTGCATCTGCAGGGCAGTGAAGCTGAGCGGCGGGTGTACTCCATGCTGCAAGGCAAGATAGACAGTCACATGAAGTTGGTAGACCTGTACAAGCAGGAGTTAGAGGAAGACAAACTATGAGTGTAAACGTAGAGCAGTTGGTCGAGGCGTATCTGAATGTCCGTGGTGAGCGGGAACGCTTATTGCGGGAGTACGAAGTAGCAGACTCAGAGTTGAAGGGCGATCTTGCGCAGATCGAGGCGATGATGCTGGAAGTCTGCAACGACGTGAACGCCAACAGTATCAAGACTCAGTATGGTACGGTTATTCGCAAGGTGAACGAACGGTTCTTCTGTAACGACTGGGACAACTTCAGGAAGTTCGTTCTGGAGCACAACGCAGTCGAGTTATTGGAGCGCAGAATTCACCAAGGCAACTTCAAGCAATTCCTCGCCGATCACGAAGGCGACGGGCTGCCGCCCGGTGTGAATGTCATGCGCGAGTATGGCATCAGTGTTCGTAAGGCAAGCTAAACCAAGGAGCAGTGGAAATGAGTAATGACCTGATTCTCTCGATTAAAAACCGTCTGGCTGAAATCGGCGGCGGTGTTGATGAAGATACCCGCGCGGTCGCTGGCGGTGGTGGCGGTAACAGCAAGCGCATCTCTATCAAGGGTGGCGTGTTCCGCAAGATTGTGGGCGGCAAGGAAGTCGCGGCTATCGAAGACCGTAGTATGAACGTGATCTTCGTCCGCATGGCACACGACCCTTCGCGCACCTACTACTCACAGGGCTATCAGGAAGGCGGCAAGATCTCTCCCGCCTGCTGGAGCACAAACAGCAAGACCCCTGATCCGGAGGTCAAGAAGCCGCAAGCACCCTCCTGCGACCGCTGCCCGCAAAGCGTCAAAGGTTCGGGACAAGGTGGTATGGGCACGGCGTGCCGTCTGCAGTGGCGCACGGCGGTGGTCCTGCCGACCGATCCTAGCGGCGACGTGATGCAGCTGGTGATTCCGGCTAAGAGTTGTTTTGGCGAGTCGGAGAATGGCAAGTATCCCTTCCGCCCGTACGTCCAGTTCCTCGCAGCCAACTCGATCAGCGCGGGGCGGGTAGTAACGAAGATGTCGTTCGACACCAAGAGCCCGGTGCCGCGCATTCTGTTCTCTGCTGTGGCAGCGGTGGAGCAGGATGATATCGACACGATCAAGGAGCAGGGACAATCCTCGTCGGCGGAGAACGCGATCAAGCTCACCGTCTACCAGATGGATGAAGGCAGCGCGCCCGCTCAGCCCGCACGTGTGATGGTGGATGCGCCGGATGAGGCCCCCGCAGAGGCCGCTGTAGAAGAAGGCGACGACGCGCCGGAGCCCGTAAAGCGCGAAGTTAAGCGAGAAGCCGCAGCGACTGGCGATGTGCCGGACATCATCGCTAAGTGGTCTAAGAAGGGGTAAGTCATGCCACGGCCATACGGAGAGAAATTTTTGCGGGATCTGAGCGCAGCGCAAGGCGATGACTTGGGTCGGGAACTTGCTCGCGTTTGTGTGACTGCAAGACTTCCCGCTGCGTATGTAGCCATGGCGCTGGAGACGACCAGACTGACCGTCTTTCATTGGTTCCGTGGCAGGCAGATTCGCGCTAAGACGCGCCCGACCGTACAGGCTTTCATTGGCTTGGTTGAGCGTGATTTAGCGGACGGAATCCTGCCTGCTAGGACCGTCGCAGAGGCTAAGACGTATATCAAGGACATGCTTGGTATCACTGACTAAGCGCGGCGGGAACGTAATTCAAGGCGGGAGTTTCCCGCCTTTTTTATCTCTGCGGTCATGAAAAAAGAATTCTACGAGAAAGCGCTGCCAAGGCACGGTACTTACTGCGTAACGGGCATAAAGGACAAAAGAATCCTCAACAGATTTACGGACTCTTTGGATGGGGTCATGGATCTGATAGAGGCATTCGACAAAGGAGAGTTCAATGTATTCGTAGCACTCAACACGTTCGACGGTTACAGCCGCAAAGCATCGAACGCGGTCTTCGCCAAGTCATTCTTCCTCGACCTCGACGTAGGGGCGGATAGGAAGAAGAAGTACCCCACTAAGCGCGATGCGATGATCGCTTTGGGGAATTTCGTAGAAGAGCAGGGGCTGCCGCCTCCGGTGGTAACGGACTCCGGCACGGGCGTACATGCGTACTGGCTCTTTGACGAAGAAATTCCATCCACGACGTGGAGGATTTACGCCGAGAAGTTCAAGGCGTTCTGCATGAAGCATCTGCTGATCGACCCTGCGGTTCCAGCAGACAGGGCGCGCATTCTTCGCTGCCCAGAGACACGGAACTTCAAGACCACGCCACCTACGCCCAGTGCTTTTATCACTGATAACTTCTACGAGTACAGCTTCGACGCGTTCAAGGAGTTCCTCGGAGAAGAGCCCGAGGAAGAAGAACTGTCAGGCATGGCAGCCATCTTCGCTAACGTGGAGAAGGGGCTTGATGAAGACACGGGTGGCGTAGCGCGGATCGACCCCAACTTCGAGTCCGTGTTCGCGGTGTTGGCGCAGAGGAGTCTGGATAACGAAGGCGGCTGCGCTCAGATCGACTACATGCTGCGCCATGCTGCAGAACTGTCGGAGCCTATGTGGCGCGCTGGCTTGTCCATCGCGAGGGCGTGCGTGGACTGGGAAGAAGCCATCCACATTATGTCGTCACCGCACCCGGACTATTCGCCAGAGACAACCGCTGAGAAGGCGGAGCGCACGGTGGGCGACAAAGGCCCTCAGCCATACAAGTGCAGCACGATTGAAGAATTTGGTGAAGAAGCACGCTGCGACACCTGCCCATACAAGGGCAAGATTACCAGTCCGATAGTCCTCGCCAAGCGCCTCAAGTCCTTGGAAGAAAGTGAAGATGAGGTCGAGCCCAGCGAAGATGACGATGATGGGGAGATTCGGTACACGACGTACCCGGACGAGATACAGCCCTACATGCGTGGACCTAACGGCGGTGTCTGGTACAAGCCACCGGCGAAGAAAGACAAAGATGGCAACTGGGTGCCGCAGACCGAGATTCAGATTCTCCAGTACAACCTGTATCCCATAAAGCGGATGTATGGCGGTCAGGATGGAGAGACGATTGTTTTCCGGTACGACATGCCGCATGACGGGTCGAGAACCTTTGCCTTGTCGATGATGGACATCAACGTCAACGAGTACAAGCAGACAGTCGGCAGGGCTGGAGTAGTTATAAACAACGGGATGGAACAGTTGGTCGCCGGATACCTCAAGAAGTGGGCTACGTATATGCAGAGCATAAAGCGCGCTGATCAGACACGGATGCAGATGGGATGGACGGACGACTACAAAGGGTTCGTAGTCGGGGCGCAGGAATACCGCGCTGACGGCACGACGGTGAAAACCGCTGCGTCTCCGATGGTGTCCTCGATTGCCAAGCTGATGACGCCTAAAGGTTCTCTGAGTGAGTGGACTGAGGCGGCTAACAAGCTGAACCGCCCGGGCTATGAGATGCACGCCTTCGCGCTGCTGTGCGGCTTCGGCTCTCCCCTGCTGCATCTGACACCGATGAAGGGGGTGGTGGTAGGGATGGTCGGCGCTACCGGTGCGGCTAAGTCTGGCGCGCTGTATGCAGGGGCGAGTTTGTTCGGGGAGCCCTACGACCTCACATTGTCCGGCGCTAAGAAAGGCTCTACGGAGAACGCGCTGGTGCAGTGGTACATGGGTCACAAGAATATAATGATGGGGCTGGACGAAGCGTCCAACTACAAGCCGGAAGAGATATCAGACCTGTTCTATCGCATGACGCAGGGCAAGAACAAGCTGCGTCTACAGTCGTC